CTCACCTGACTCTAACTCAACAGGTTTTAAACCAAAAGCTTGAGAGATAAGCTTAGAGGTCGCTTTAACGAAGTCTTCTAGTCCACGTTTGCGTGTAGCTTTAACTTTCATCTGATTAAGTAGCATTGCTACTTCAGGACGTTCAAAGACAGTAGATACAAACTCATGATTATTCTTAATTGCATAAGCTACCCCGTCTGTTGGAGTAATGCCTTGATTAGCTAAGAACTTCACAAACTGTTCACGTAATGCAGTAATCTCTTTAGCTGCAGGAGTATCATTCTTCTCCAGTGCTAGGAAAGTAACTGCGTGCATCAATTCATGGATAGCAATAGCAGGAATAAAGTTACCGTTAGCATCTGCAGTTAGATAGATAACTGGCTTACCATCAACATTAGAATTAAACCAACCATATCTACCCTTACTCCAGTGCTCCAAAGCTCTAGGATCGGTAGCGTGTAATACACGTACTTCTAACTGCTCAGGTAAAGCTTGCTTAACTAGATTGTACATCTGCCCACTAAGTACAGTAGCTAGGTTAGGATTCACATCCTTAGTTTTGTTAGTGTCATGTGCAATAGCAAAGTTGAGTACTTTGATGTTTATAGGAGTGTCTTTAGGTACATTGCTTAGATAGAGCTGAGTTGTATTCTTATCTACACCAGTCTCAATCTTTTCTTCTGCAACCTTAGTTACTTCTGCAACTGGAGCATCTTGATAAATACCTTTTGCACCTACCACACCAAAGATACTATCTAACTGTACAGCTTGTGGAACTAACTGTTTAATAGCCTCTTCACGTTTAGCTCTAACCTCTACTAGCTTCTCTTCAATACGTTTGATATCTGATTCAACAATTTTATACTCACCACCTTCTAAACCATATTGGTTTACATATGCGTACTCTAAGAGTGTATTAAGTTTTGCAATGTCTCGATCAAAGGCCGCATCCAACAATAAAGCTACTGCATCTCCAATAGAACTATTAGGAGCAAGATTACCTTTAGCGTCATACACATCATTAGCGTGAGATTTATTAATACTCTGAGCTGCCTTTTGCAATTCTGCTTTAGATGCTAGTTGTGCTTTAGAATCTAAACCAAGAAAAGCAACTAATGGTTTAAGAGACCCAGTAATCATGTTGGAGTTGAAATCTACTTCGATAAGAGCATCAGTAGTTACTTTGTTTAGCTCTTTAGCAAACTGACGTCCTTTACCTACAATAGCTGTTAAAGCATCATGGATGTTCATAGTTACCCAATTACCTAATTGAGTATGGGCAATACCTGCATCGGTAGAGTGAACACCTTTAGGATTATTTGCTACACCTGCTGGAACAATCTCATACGTCTTAGCTTGTTGGGTTACATGGTATGTGTACTTAGATGAAGAGCTTGGTTTGAAACTTCCATCTTCGTTATTTAAACCAAGACTATTAACCTTACGTGCACCGAAGATATAGAACTCTGATTTATCCCGAGCTTGATCGCTACGCTTAGATGCAATCTTAACTAGAGGTAGTGAAGACTCTTCTGTATTCGTACTCTTACCTGCTAGGTATGACTTGAATGTAGGCATGTCTTTACGTAGATCAACAAGAATCTGTTCATGAGCTTCTTTAGACAGACCTTCTACCTTCTTCACATCTTCAGGTAATGCTTCAGTACGCTTAGCTACTTCTGCATCATATACCGGTTTAAATAAACCCACAGCTAGCTGTCCTGCAGAAGTAATGTCATCACGAGCTTTGATGTACTCAGGGTAAGCTTCTTTAATAAACTCAGATACCACATGCATTAGCGGTTCTTCTAAAGCTTTACTGATAGCCTTATCTTGTTGAGGAGTTAAAACCAAGTTAAGAAGATCAGCATCATCTTTAACGTGTTCGTCAGCTTTCAAACCTCCACGTTTTAACAAGTAGTTTAATTTTTCAATAAACAACTTACGTGAAACACTATCTACAGATTCTGAACTGTACTTTTCTAAACCAGAAAGAATACTGTCTTTAATGTCTCCAATAATCCCTGCTGCTGTAGCTGGATTGCCAGAAGAGAAGTTAATCACTGTAGTAATTGTCTTAGTACCTTTACGCTCTAGCATCTTAGGATGTAGTACTTGAACTGCTTGAAGTACTTCACGAGTAATACTCTCAGCAGGTACATCTGAATTCTTAGCGTAAGCTACACGTCCTGCTTTAGCAGGAGCTAATGCAATAGCATTACGTAGATGAGTAATGTTGTACTCATACATATCAGCATTACCTAAGTCCTTATACTGAGGGACGTTAGTAATACCGTCAGATTCTTTATACATACCACCTGCTCCATACATACCAGCAGCAAGAGTATTCATAAGTACTTGGGTTAAGAACGGACCATTAGTTACACCATCCACTTCTAAAGAGATATCCACTTCAAACGCTGTATCTTTATTTGAAGTAAAAGCATTCTTGAAAGAAATTAGATTTACTAACGCTTTAAGAGACTGGGCTTTCATACCTGCTTTATTAACAGCAGCTACTACTTTCTCTACCTGCTCTACAGGAACATTATCACCATTGATCATCTTCTCTAGGATAATCAATACTTCTGTACCTGTACCATCACCTCGTAATGCCCACTCTAAATATTGTGGGGCATAGTTAAGGATTTGAGTTTTATCAGCAGTAGTTGATACACCTTCAGGCATTAAATCTTCAGTAAGTAAAGCTACTGTCTGAATGAATTCACCTAATGGAGTGATTGTATTGGTTTGACTATCTAATAGAGCTTCAGTATTACCAGTCTTAAAGAATGCTTTGATACCATCACGTTCTACAGAAGTCATAGGGAACTTAACACGATGCTCTTTAAGCTCTACTAACCCACGGTGTAACTTACTAGCTACAGGATTAAGATCATTAGCCATGTGAGAACGTTGTTGGTTCTGTACTTCCTGTTCTAGATAGAAATCGTTATCTAAACCAAAACGAGATTTAGCTAGAGTATCTACACTTGCTTCATAGATTTGAATCTCACGTTCAATGCTTTGGTTATTAGCTTTAATACCATCACGCTTCATTGCTTGCTTTTTGTTAATCTCTGCTTCTGTAAGCTTACCGTACATACGATCACGTAAGGCTTTCAATGCATCAGTCTCACCTAAAGCAGTGTGTAATTTGTTTAGAGCCTTATTGATACCCCACTTATACGTATGAGCATTACTTAGAGCTTCTACCTGTGCAGAAGGTATCTGAGTACCTAAACGATCTGTAGTCTTTTGAGTAACTAGCTTCTCTGCTTTAGGTTTAGATGTACGAATTGGTTTAACTCGCGGAGCTACACCAAATGCTTTAGTAAGAACAGACTCACTACCTTTAGTTTCATTAAGTACTTTAGCTGACAATCCTGTAGGTTCAAAAGTTTTAGTGCTGTGAGGCAAGTTAATGAAGGTGTATTGATTGATAGCTTTTAACTCTGCTTCATCAATATCCTGATTATTATGTTCTTTGATGCTTCGTACAATTTCACGTACTGCTGCAGGCTCAATAGTATTCTCCTCTACATAACCTGCCATTGTCATACGATGTACTGCAAGCTGACCCAGAGCTACAGCTAACTTACTCTTACGAGTATCAGCCACATCTGACGTAAACTTGAAACCTAGCATATCAATAACTTTATTACCGATAGTCTCTGCAGCAGTTGGTTTAGCTGAGCCTACAGCTTTAAGCATGTCATAGATATGATATGGAACAGTTAGATCATTACCTTCAATACCGAATGCTTTAGGTAAGTTATCCATACGCATTAAAGTACTACCATTCTCCATAATCCAAGAGAATGCTGCGATAGTAATAGCGTCTTCAACTTGAGGTAGTAACTGGTCTACTTTCGCATCATTAGCTGCAGTTACTTGAGCATCAAGATCAACAAGATAGTTAGCAAAGTTATTAAACGTCTCTAACCCAGCATCTTCAAGGAATGTGGTATTTGAATAGATACCTGTAGTAATGTTAGAGAAATTGTAGAACATTCCTCCTAACACTTTCATTGCTTCGTGCTGTTGATCAGTATGGTTAGGTACTGTCTTTTCTAAGTGGTCCTTAAGTATTTCTGTATACGCAGTATTGTATCCAGATTTAACTTCTTTACTACGTAAACGAGCAGTTACTGACTTAGGCATATCACGTAACAAAGTAGGTACGATGTTCACAGCTTCACGTACTAAATCATGTTCAGCTAATGGTAAATCTTTATTAGCTTCACGTAATGCTTGAGCTTCTTTGTTAGCTGCTACTGTAGTACCAAAGTCAGGAACATATTCAGTAGTGGTATCTAAACCTCCAAACATATCTTTAAGCTCATTCTCGTTCAGAGGTATGTCGTAGATTTCGTATGGAGTCTCTGAAGTACTAACAAAAGACTCATCAATATTACCTTCGTACTTAGGTTCGATACCCATAGCTGTTAGAGCATTTAATGTTGCACGAGTTTCAATTGCTACTTTATCATCAGTGAGTAAAGATTCACCGTTACTGTAGTAAACAGCACGATCATTATTGTCTATGTGAGATTGCTCATGACGAAGTAAAAACTCATTAAGTTTTCTAGGTGTATTTAGCTGCTGCTTTAAATAATCCAAAGAATATCCGTATACACCTAACTTAGCTAATACCAGTTTCTTCTGTTGAGAAGCTTGTTTAGTACGTACAGGAGCATCTTCTTGTACAACCCCTCCGAAGTAATCCCAGAACTCTTTACTGTTTTCAGCATCACGAGGATTTAACGTAATATTATTATTTTTATCTGTTCTAGCCATAGTAGGAATTGTTGAATCTACTATGTACTCGATACCATCAAACTTACGTACTTCTTGAGTAGGTAAATTATCATCAGGGGTTTCTTTCTTAATTGGTTTTTTATCTCCTCGAATTGCAGCGAGAAGAGCATCAACTTCAGGAGTTGATCCTTCAAAAGTAGCAGGAACATAAGCAGCTGTAACCCTTGGATCACTCCCCATTGTAGCTAAGATACTGTTCTGAACTTGAGTAAACAGGCTGTGCTTATCTCGATTGTTTTTCCAACTAGCATATGGATTTATGTGGAAGTTATCTCCAACTTTAGTCCACCCATCTACAGAAGTATCAAATACAAGTGTGTCTGACTTATTCGGCTTGTCAGTTAAAATTTTAATATTACGGTCTTTAATAAACGCTTTAGCACGTTCAATTACTAACGACTCGTATGAACGATCAGGGTGTACAATTTTAGCTAGACTCTCGAGTGTTAACTGCTTTTGCTTTTCCAACTCTTTAAATTGCACTGTTGTCAGACGTAAGAAAGGAGCATGGCTTTCTTCCTTGTTAGCTATACCTTTAGTCGTAAACTTAACAGTAAGGTCTAAGTCAAAAGCTATGCCATCAAGTACTTGATCAAGCATAATTTTTATAGTGGTAGGGTCTGTTTGTTTCAGTACAAGCCCATCATCCATCAAATAAGTTATGCTATCTTCTACTTTATGGTAATCAACAACAGACTTTCCATTAGGCGTTAGCACTGAAGTTTTAGGATCACGTATAAAGTACTTGTTATACGTTTGAGGATTAGTAGCGTCTATTTCAAATAATTCACCTTTATCTAACCACTCTTTTATTGTGGCATCAGGATTATCTGTAGTTACACCATTGAGCTCTATTACCTTACTTGACGAAATATAAGAACCATCATCTTGTTTATTAAACTTAATAGTTAGAGGTTTCAATTCACGGTATTGTGGGGAAGTTAAACCAGTAAACTGAATGTCTCCTTTATCGTTCACCTTACGTACCATCTTAGGAGTGTTTACTACAGGAGTAGTATCAGCATTAGCATTCAGGTTACTTAATTCTCCTTGGTTCTCTACATACGCCTGTTCTTTTAGTTGAGCTGTCTGATCGAGGAGCTTCTCATACACGTTGGTAACTTCATTAGGCATACCTACAGTCTTGCCTATCAATTGAACCAAACGTTTGAACATAGAGGTCTTAGCTTTAGACCTATCTACAGGTACAGAGATCTTTTTAAGTTCCTGAATTGCACCATACTCTGTAGTACCTACAGTTATGAACTCTGCATTATTGATCAGCATATACTCTAGACGCGAAAGTGTACGTGGATCCTCTTTCTCAAGACGTTCACGATTTTGCTCAATATGATCAACAAGTCTAGGTTTGAGTACGTTGTTAATCTCATCCTGAATTTCAGATGAACTATCCAAGTTTTGCATAGTAACTGTATGGTGGATCTCATGAGCGAAAGCTTCTTGAGGGCTACTTGTTCTAGATATAAGTTCTCCACCATCACGTAGATCAATATAGATCATTGGGATATCGCCTAACTCAGGGATACGTATGTGGAAAGTTGTATGTCCATTCGAGTATCGCTCAGAATTAGCCAATACTTTTACGTAATCAAAAGGAATACTCTCTACGTCTGTGAAGACGTGAATGCCTGCATTGCCATCCGCAGCCTCTACAAGAAAATCATATAACTCATCTAGGTAATTTAAGTCCCCAGTATTCTCCTTCTTACCCTTAATCTTAAATATAAGATCTTTAAGCTCAGGATCATGTAAGCTAAAACTTGTATTAAGGAGTTCAGTTGGTACGGTCAGATACTCGAGTTTTGTAGTCTCTTCTGAATCCTCCTCCTCCCCCTTCTTAGGAGTATTTACTACAGGAGCGTTACTTTTTTTCTTTGGTTTCCACTCGCCAGGGGATACTTCTTCATAACCTTTAAGAGCAAGCTCTGCTGCTACCTCACGTACACCCACGTTGTCAGTACGTTTACGGTTATGTGCATCGTCAGTAATAATAATAGCACCTGCTTCAATAGCTTTATGCAACTCTGCTTTATCAAAAGGAATACGATCTTCACGATTACTCTCAGCAGAAACAAACACTACATCATCAGAAGTATATGTACCTGTATTAGCAGACTCTCCAAAATCTTTTGCATATTGAGCAGTAGAAGATTGAGCAGAACCTTGACCAATAAACTTAGTAGCCTTGTCTGCTTTAGCTTGATGTTTAGCAAGGTAAGATGACTTACCTGTAAGAACAACACCTTTAGTCTCTGGGGTTGTTCCAGAGGGTTGAGTTGTAGTAGGTACAACAGAACCCACACCTGAGTCATCAAACTGAATCTCAGTATTAGATAAGTCTGGTTTAATACTATCTAGATCCACAGGCTCTAACTGTAAAGACGATTCATCAATACCTTCCCAGATATTCTCATCAGGATTTACTGGAGTATTTTGAGGAGTACTCTTACCTTTTGCTTGGTTTGCTTGTGCTTGTTGCTGTCTTCCTTCATCAGCTAACTGTTGTGCTTCTAGATCAACACCGTTGCTCGTATCTAGGCTATCAGCCATTTGCTGCATACGTTCCATAGGATCGCTAGTATCATTCGTAGAACGAGCAGCTAGAGCATCTACAGAAGCCTTAACTTTATTGATTAAGTTAGACTCCATAGAAATAGCTGATACTAGGCTTTCTGAGTGTCCATACCCCCCTGGATTGTACTTAATATTTAACGCACCATTCTCACGAGTATTCTCAATTGTGTCACCAGTATTGATAAACCATTTATTCTCGCCTGCAACACGAGCTACTTGTACAACAGTACCTGGAGCAGCTTTAGCAGCTTCCCATGCTTGCGTTATTGTATCTGCTTTAGACTGATGACTCTTAGCAAAGCGATCTAACATTTTAGAAGTAACTTCTTGCATACGAGTATTACCGGATGCTACTGCCTTACTCATATCATCCATATAAGACATGATTGGTTTAGAGTAGTCTGAACCATTAATAATATCTTTACTTACTCGTTTGATAGACTGAGTATCATCATATGCTTGACGTGCTTCAGACAGGGTACGAAGTACTTCACGATCAGCTTCAGCATACTTAACATCTTTAGATGCTTTAGCTAACTCTGCTGCAGTATATGAAGAAGGTGCTCCAAGAATCTTAGATGGAATAGTAGTAGGGTTATTAGATAGATCATCTGCTAGAGCTTCAGAGTTATTACGAATCTCAGTAGCTTTGTTTAATTGGTTTATTAAACCAGAGTATTCTTTCTTAACTCGATCTGCATATTCAGGATCGTTAGCATTAGCATCAATCTCTGCCATTACAGCATCTGCGTTAGCAAGTGCTTCTTCTAACTGAGCTACTTGAGGGTTAGAAGGATCAGTATCTTTAGCACTTTGTACTTGTGCTCGGAACTCTTCTACACCTGTACGTGTACCTTCTACGTCTCCAAGAGATTCAATGATGTTCTCTAAGATATCTAAACGACTAGCAGAAGCTCGTAATACCTCTTCCTGTTTAGCTTTAATCTCTTGCTTAGCTTCAGGGGTTTCAGCTTGAGATGCTTCCTGTGTCATACGTACAGTAGCCGCTTTAGGATTAAAGTTAGGAGAGCTAGGAGATGCAAAGTCTTCTGTAGGAATTGATTGATCAATCTCAGGACTATCTTCTTTAGCCTTATTCAGATTACGTTCTGCAAGTGCTGCTTTAGCTTGAAGCCCTGTACCTAAGACTGCATTAGCTGTAGCTGCCGGAGTACCGATAGCTCCTGTAATAGCTGCACCCATTGTAAAGGCTTCACCCATAGCAGCAGAATCAAGAGTGTTGTTTAGAGAACCCCAGTTAACTTCAATCTGTTGCTGTACTGCTTCTGTTACACCCTCTGCTAATGCTGATCTACCTAACTGCCCTGCAGATTGGACCACAGCTGCATTACGTATTTTATCAATAGCAGTCTTTTCAATAGCACTAGGAACTGAGCTAGATTTTAAACCAAGAGAACTGCTAAGAGATTTACCTTTTAAAACTCCTGCAGCGATAACTGATTCTGCATAGTTAGCTGCAGTATACACAGCAGTCATTCCTAGGATACCTAGAGACTCTCCAGCAGTAGGTGCTCGTAATTCACGATCAACAAACGCATCATAAGAATCGTTTTGTACTCGTGTAGCATCTACAACTATAGCAGGCATACGGGTATATGGTAATAAATACGGAGTCATGGCTGCAGCTTCTTCTAGAAGATATGCAGGATTTTCACTTAATGCATTTGCGGACTCTTTAGCAGATTTAGCAAACGTACCTAAATGTTTAGTTGCCCAACCAAAGTAATCACCTTGATCATAAGCATCACGAGCTTCACGTTGAGCTAGTGCAGTCTCTTTTGGAGAAGTACCATTGTATTTCTTATGAGCTTGATATGCTTTCTCTCCAGTATGGTCATACCAGTTACGTGCATTAAAAGAACCTGCAATACCTTTCTCACGATCACCTGTTACTCGCTTTCCATAATCTTCTGCAGCATTGCTCCAATTAAGACGTTGCTTAGCCTCAGTCTCAGAACCGTCTGGATTATATAGTAAAGCTTGTTCTTCAGGCGTTAATTGGTTTTGTTGCAAACGGTTTGTTAAGTAAGCTTTACGTTCAGTAGCCTCGCGTAAATCTAAATAACCCCCTAAAGCCACAGCCTTAGCAGGATCGTCTAATACTGCTAACTCTTCTTGATACTTAGGATTATTCTTTTGATCTTGTAGTTTATAGAAAGCTGTTTCAGCATTCTTATCTAAACCAATAGTATTAGCAGCACCTATGCCATTAACAATAGCTCCACTAGCTTGTTCAAATAATTCACCAAACGCTCCTGCAGTTCTACGCCCTACGTTTAGAGCTTTTGAACCTATATTACGATTATCAAATTGATCACCGTAGTCTGCGTACTGTTGCAGTAATTCAGTAGCATTTACTCGTGGAGCATAGTCTTGGGTATTAACCTGTGAGCGTGCTCCAATGGTTTCCTCATACGGAGTTACCTTAGGTTGCTGCTTCTTACTTAACTCCTGTGCAATCCTAGCAAATGCGTTTTGAACTTGATCATCTTTATATCCTGCCATTGTATTTACCTTTAAAAGAAATAAGCACGTATATCTACGTGCCTATCCTAGCAGAAGTGTATCTATAGCTAAACTAAAGATTGATACCACAAACATTCAAGATGTTTATTTAGTATTGAAACGTTTTCTCATCTCCTCATTACCTGCTTTGATAGCGTTTGTGTAGGTAGCCTCAAACTTCTTTTGTTGATCGCTTTTTTGCTTAGCTTTTTCAATACGTTCATTAGCTAGTTTAAGACGTTCCTTAGCTATACGTTGCTTTTCACGCTCTGCAGCGGCTATACGTATTTTTTCACGTGCTGCAAGTTGACTAGCTTTCTTAGCTTCTTTATCAGCCTTCTCCTTAGCCTCTATAGCTTTAAGACGTTCAGTAGCTTCTTTTTGCGCTTGTCTAATTAAGTCTCGATTTTTATCCCTTACTTTACTATCTGGAGTACCGAATAAATTTCCAGGTATAACATTATCAACCTTACCTCGCTTAACATAAAAATCCACAATGGCTTGCTTAGTAGGTGTAGGTGTAGGGTTCTTAGCCTGCACAGGAGTAGTAGAGGTGGGGACTGAGGTTTTAGTAGGCGTAGTCTTAGTAGCTGCAGGTGTACCTTTACCTTTACTAGCTGGAGGTGGAGTTGTAGCAGCAGCTTTATCTACCTTCTTATCAAGAGCTTCTTGAACTTTTACAGTAGGCTTACCATAAAGAGATTGGTAACGAGCAGGATCAATATGCAGTAAAGCTTCTTTAGCAGATATGGATACACCCTCAGCTTCAAACTCTTGTTGAATCTTCTGAACATAGGTATTACTAGGATGGGAAGCTTTAGCTACATGCTTCTTACGTTTAGCATCAATACTAATTTCCCCTTTGATAAGGTTATCAATACTCTTCTTTAAACCAGCAGCAGAGTTGTAAACTTCAAAAAACCCTCCTGGCTGAGACTGCCAAGCTTTAGCCCTGTTATATACATTGGTAATACCCTCTGCAGATAACCCTGCAAGTTGTGGGTTAGCTTGCATAGCCTTAGCAATATCGAAAGCATCTTGAGTAACTTTAGAACCTTCCTCCTTGGCTGTAAGCCCTGCAAGAACATTACCTACATTAACAGGCTGATCTTTGAGAGCTAAGCCCTCGTTGTACTTGAGCATAGCATCTTGGTATTCACCTCGAATCTTCTGCTGTACCTTACGATCAATACCTGCCAATGGAACATTTGCTGGAGTGTTACCTGCTACCCCAGACCCTCCATTAGAATATTCAGCCATTGCCTTGTTCACACGAGGTACATAGTCACGTGTCTCTTTAGGCAAATAAGAAAGCCAATTACCTCCTGATTTTTTCGCTTTCTTAACTGCCTGCTCAACATTACCTCCCCCAGCATTAAATGCAGCAGTTGCTTGGTCCTCAGTAAATCCATGTTGTTTCTGCACACGTGATCTATATTCCATACCCCATCTGATTTGTTCTTCAGGAGTAGAGTTTTTAAGATCAATAGGAGGCATACCGTATCCAGGGTCTGCCGCAGTCGCAGGCATAATCTGAATAATACCTTGAGCACCTGCAGGAGATACCGCATTAGGATTACCTTTACTTTCAGTATGAATCATACCTGCTGCTAAAGGTCCAAACACACTAGCGTACCTAGCAATAGCAGCTCCTCCTCCACCTCCAGTAGTATATTCTGTACCATCAGGAGCTACCCGTACACTGCCAGCTCCTGAATCTTGATCTGCTTTATAGAGCACTTCGCCCCTTCTCAACGCACTTTCTTGCTCTGCAAGCGTAGCCGTACGGTTGTACTGATCAGCATCTTGGTTTAGCTTTTGTAACTCCCAATAGTTTTTATTGGTAAAGTCACGAGCATTAGTTAAGTACTGACCAACTTTAGTTGAAATATCTGTGATATCTACACCTGTATCAGCTATAGCTTGAATTTGTGCAAGCTCCTCTGGTGTAGCATCTAAAGCCGCTAACTGTTTCCCATAGATTGCAGCTACTTGAGGACGTGCAGCTATGTTAGCCTTCTTATCCTTGAAATCCATTTCAGTAGATTGACGTTGCATAAGTGTTGCAGGACGTTCATCCATAGCAGTACGTACAGCATCCATGTCGTAGCCTGATCCCCAACGTTGTTGCATTGCAGCAATATTTGCTTGAGCAATTGCTAACTCTTCAGGATTCTTTGCTTGGTTTAAAGCAGTGAGCATGTCATTAGTATTCTGCTTCTTAAGATTATCTTGATAACCTTTGTAAGCAGTACCTATTTGCTCTACTCCTGCTACTGATTGAGCTTGAGCCTTTTGAATAGCATCTAAGTATTTAGATGTATCAATAGGGTCCATATTCTCCCACGTTAATTGACTCATATATACTATCCTTATTTAAGACGGTTCTTAGCCATGTATGAATCAACATCTTGTTGATTAGCACCTTGAGCTGCTACACGAGCACTCTGACGATCTTCAAGATGAGTGTTATAAGCCGTTACTTGGTTAGCATAGTTCTTATTCCACTGGTTTAAAGAGTTAGCCATTTGTTGCTTAATTAACTTAGTTTGTTGCATACCGTTGTATGCTCCCCATAAGCCAGCAGCTCCTTGTAGACCTCCCGTAATGGTAGAACCATATTGAGAGTTAATGTCACGAAGCTTATCTCCAAGTCCAGGTTTGCCTTGTAATGTATCTGCCCATACTACGTTAGATTTTGCTAAAGCAGGGGACAACGCCTCCATACCTGGGTTTTTATAGTTTCCACCAAACAGCACAAGATTGTTTGGGTTATATGTATTACCATCAAGTTCAAACGACATAGCGTGTATTCTCCAAGTTAATAGTGAGTGTGTTTAAATCAGGTAGTAGTGTATTGATGTCTACATAAGACTCAACGTAATCATACACGTAAGTACCTACATTTACATTATGGATAGACTTCTCATAATAGTCTTCAGGTTCTTCTCCTAATCTAATATCAAGACTTACAGGAGGAAGGAATATCATTACATCAGGGGTAGGTACTTGAAGTAAACCAAGAGCTTCTACCTTCTCTTTAAGCGTTTCATCTCTAGCTTGCAAGTCTAGTACTGACTGTTGGTATTGATCCATAGCTTTGCCTAATGCTGATTGGTTTCCTGCATTAGCCATAGCAAATGCTGCATTACTTGCAAGCATTACATTAGAAGCTGTCATACCTGCCATACCTGTAGTATTCGTATATCCAAGGTATCCGCCATATACAGCAGCTACTACAGCAAGGATAACCATAATTACTTGGAATACTGTAGAACTAAGTCCAAGAGATATGACAAGTTTTTGCAGTAGCCTTATGGCTACTGATATGGCAATAGACATACCTATACCTACTGCTACTAGTGCCGTAGCACTTAAAGTTGCTAGCCCTGCAGGAGGGAAAAACACAGTAATAACTACAGCAACAATAACCATGACAACTTTAAAGATACCTGTTTGATACCATTTCTTTTTAACCGTTTGAGAGGTGTTAACAACTAATTGCATAGCCATTGCATAAAGCTTCTCAAGCTCTACTGAGGATAATTTAGCAGTAATGGCTAAATCGAGAGGTACTATTAAATCTTCTGAATCCCCTGAAGGAGTAAACCAGTTATTGTTATCCATCTTATCTATGCTGGCTAGGTTATATACCGATAACGCTGTATAAGTATTTTCAGTTTCTTGGTAGTAGTACGTATGTACTCTAGAGGTGTAAGTGGAAGTATACTTACCTACTTCTGTAATAGTACCTTGAAGAGTTCGTTTAGCTATAGCGTCAAAAGCAATACCAGAAGTATGTAATGAATCTTTTAGATGAATAGTTGTACCTTGCTTAGCACCTGTAGGTAGAGCTAGCTTAGTCTTCCAGAGTCTACTTTGAACAGTGTAGCTGCTAATATATTTATTAGGTAATCCACGATAAGCAGTATCAAAATAATGATAGAGATACTGATGTATAAGTTTATTCTTACTATTTGCTTCAAGCCCGAAAGTTAAGAAGATTTCACGTACGTACTGTAATCCGCTCATATTCTCGTGAACTTCTTCTACCCAGTCCTTCCACTTAATTCCTAACAGCTTTCCAAACCTATTCATTGATTTGTATTCTTCAGTATCTTCTGTGTACTTAACGTAGTTAGTACCTTTCATGCGAGCATACAAGCGTGGAGGGTATATACCTGTTTTCTCAACAGACTCTACTACTTCTTCTAACTTAGCGATTAAGTTAGTACCTGTACGGTAGGTAAAGTACTCAGCATACTTTTTATCATTACGGATATACGTATAGTAAGCCATAACATAATCAGCATCAGTAGTAGGAGCAGGAATACTTGGGGCTATCACATCTGGGTCAAACTCTAACTCTGTATTCTCATCAATACTTCCAACAGGAGCTTCGTTAGGCGATACGTAATTAAAGTACTCCATAGTGACGTTATACGAGACTTCCTCGCCTAAGTCATCTGCATAACAAAGTACAAAGGTACATTTAGAATCAGGTACAGCACTTGTTATCTGAATCTGACTATGAGGTCTAGGAAGTGCTAACCTGAATGGGGTATATCCAGAAGTAGCTGAAGGTCCTTGAAACACTAACTGAATATGATCACTTGAATCCACAGTATCTTGGTTTAACTCAATAACAATATCTTTTAGGTAGACCTGCTTACCAATACGATCAGACTCATTTAAGACTTCATTAGTTATAGGATTGTACCCGTAAGACTCTTGTAGCGTGTACTTAGCAATATGGTAGTAATTAGCCTTACCAAACTCTTGATAAATAATATCAGGAGTAAAACCAAGGATCGTATCTAGCGTTGATACTAACTGGGTATTTAATCTTTCTTTAGTTGGTTTGAATTCATAACTGCCTTTAACCTCTCCCATGGCATAGGTATCAGATTTAGACATTCTATGTGCTCGATTAAGCTTAGCTATAATAGTACTTTGTCTACCTTCTACTAAATAGTCTGCCAAACTTCGTGTAGATGTTTTAGTAGAAGCACTATCAGTAGAGCGTAAATAAGCCAATACAACAGACTTAGACATTGGTTGTATCTGATCGTCATCAATCATCCTAGATACATTATGTGATGTATACGTCTTTGATCCCATGGATTCCTCGCAATAAAAAAGGGAGCTATTGCTCCCTAGTTTATATTATCACTACTTGCTTAGATACCAGCCCCAGCAAGCATAGCACTCACAGCTCTACCAATACTTGTATCGTATAGAAGGTTTGCAGCGTTAGCTTTAATAGAATCATCTGTATTACGTTGTACGTTCCAAGCATCTACAAGAATCTTAGCAGCTTTCTGTTCTGCATCTCGTGCATAACCTGCAGCTTGTGCTCGTAGTACTGCAATGTTTGAACCCAATACAGAGTTAGGATGAGCAGCATCCATAGTCTGAGCATTCTCTGTAAGAACTTTAGCAGCGTATAGTTGAGCTTGTGCTTGAGCAGATTCTACTTCTGCACGCTTAACGTCTAGCTCTAATACGCGTACTTGTAACTCTGCATCCGCTAATAAGATTTGTTTGTCCTGAAGTGTAAGACTACTAATCTTAATCTCTAACTCTTTCTCTAAGATATCAGATTGACGAGTCATATTAGCAATCTCAGCTTGGATACGCTCAATGTTATAAGGGATTAATCTATTCTCCTCAGTAATTTTAACAACTTGAGCTTCAGTCAATGCAATCTGACTTTGAGCATTATCTGTTTGAGCTTGTAGTAGCTCTACTTCAACAGGAGTTTTATTTGCAAGGTTATATACCGCAATATCTTTCTCTGTCTCTGCTAAGCCTACCTGAGCAATACGAAGGTCTTTCTCTACACTAGCAAGCTCTAAGTTACTGCGGAGAACTGAAATCTCTACAGGAATCTTATGAGCTTCAGCTTCAGCAGATTTTACTTGCTGTTCTGTTAGTTCTGTTTGAGCTTGAGTTTGAGCAATCTGTGCAAACTTTAATTGAGCATCTTTAATAGCAATCTCTGCTTGATGGTCAAGTAATACACCTTGCTTGCCTAAGTTATCTAACTCAAAACCAAGAGTCTTAGCTCGAAGTAAGTAATCAACGCTTTGAGCCATAGTACTTTGAAGAGCTTCTAGATATACAGTCGCATACTCTTTACCAGTAATGCGACTCTTAGCGTGCTCTTCTTGTATGTGGTTTTTAACTGACCGTAAGAGAACGTCAAATACACCTGTACCTGCAATCTCTGCTGTAGTCAGCTCTGTTACGTTTAAAGGTTCATCAAGCTGAGCAAGCTTCAGGGTTACGTTCTCAATAGTCATGGATTATTCATCCTCTAGTGCGTTAGTACGTGTCTGTAAGTCAGCAAGGTCTTTAAGCTCTTGCTCTGTTAGTGCCTGTAGTTCTACAACGCTATAAGCAGGTACACTACGCTTAGTTACTGTATCAGCTCCCTGGGCATTCTTTTTAGTAGTGAACTGCTGGTAAGTCTTTTCTTTAATAGCATTTACCAGAATCTGCTCTACATGCCATGGACGACCAAAAGGAATATTACGAGTAATATTACCTACTACTGAGTTACCTGCAGTAAAGTAGTCACAATCATAATTAGTAGCTTTATTTGTATCCAATGGGGTGATCTGTACACGTACTAACTGCATAGCTTGTTTATATACTGAATCAGCCTTATCTTCTTGATCTGTACTTGATGCTTTAGCATCAGGAGCATCTAAAGATTCACCTTCTTGAGCTAGTTGGATTTTCGCTTTAAGTGTTGTGAGTGAGATGTTGGCTTTATATGAAATACCCATCCGATCTGCTTGAGCTTTAAGGATGTCAAGCTCAGTCTTTCCATTAACTGTAGGTGCTTCTTGAGTTGTTTCATTAGACATGTGATTACCTATGGGTTGATTGTTATATAGATGAGAAGGGGAGCAATGCTCCCCCTTTAGTTACTGCTTAGAGTTTAGCAGCAGTTTTGATTACTGCAAGGCGTTCTGCACGTAGTACCATGAAACCGTACCACCACTGCACAGACATGAAGCCTTTCTTACCGTATGGGTCACGATCAGATGCAGTCTCAATACCAGGCTTCTTGTGAATGATCTTGAACTTCACTGACTTAGCATCTGATTGGAAACCAATAGTAGTGAATGATTCAGAACCTACAACAAGTAACGGATAAACGTTTACTTTACCACCTGAAGTATGAACACCATCAGCATTAATACCTGCAGCACCTGAACCTTCCCAAGCCATCATTTGAGGGTTGATGACAATACGGAATTCATCAATCTGACCAATCTCACCTTTAAGTGGAGTTTGTCCTGAAGCATATTGATGCGTAGGGATAAATGCAGGATTACCAAAGAAGTCAACCATCTTACGGAACGTATTCTTCATAGATGGACCAGCATACAAGATACGAGCAGCAGGTAACGTCTTAGTATCTACCATAGTAGAACCAGTATTAATCTTAGTATCTTTTGGAGTACGGTTGTTATCCAAAGTAGTAGCTAAGTTAACAAGAGTTGCATAATCAACTACATCAGTTTTACCAATAGTTGCTGTAGTAGTAGCAGCGCCTGCAAAGATGTTTACACCTGCGTTAGAGATCAAATCTACTTGAAGTAAATCTTCAGTGATTTGGTTCGCACCAATAAGCATCTCACGGTTAATGTGGGTCATTAGCTCAGCGTCTGTATCGAAGTTTACAGAATCTTCTGTGTAGTCAGAGAAGATACCGTAGTTCTGGAAAGTACCTTCAATAGTTTTACGAGTATAACCAGCACGGTTAACACGACCACCAGATTCAGAAATTACAGGCATCTTACCTATGATCTTACCAACATCTCGGCTAGAACCGTATAAGTTACCATTTACGGTAGTTGCACCTTGAGCATCTAAGCCTTCATCGTTTACGTTACGATCATCAAGTAAAGGTACATACACATAACGTACGATACGCTTACCATAATGCATTGGCATATCAGTAGTTGAAGCCAATGGAGTGAAGAACTGTTCGTGAGCAATCTCTGTTAACGCTTTACGTGCGTAGTAGAAATCTTGAAGTTGAGTACCTGCTGAAGACGGTTGTGCATTAGCAGGGTTGTTATATTGCTGAGTCATGGGCTATTACCTTATAAAAAGTTAGGATCAATCTTAGAGAATTCTTCATCACTCATAGTAAACAAGTCATGCGGTGTAGGCTTAGGCTTAGCACCTGGTTTAGCAGCATTAGATGGAGCTGCTGCTGCACGTCTAGCAGTATTACTTTGAGGTTGTTGTGCAGGTCGTTGAACAGGTCTAGCAATAGGTTGTTGTACCTGTGGGTTTACTCGAGGTTGTTCTTGGCTTGGAGTTGGCTCTCCTCCAAACATTTGAGAACCAATAGCATGATATGCTTGCAATGGAGTCATACCTTGAGGTAATCGTCCTAAATGCTGTAGCTTATCAACTTCTGCCATAACCTTATCAAAGATACCTAGCTGAGCATGTTCTACAAGTGATTTAAGAATTTGAGGTTGTGAGTACACTTCCTGTTTGTCCGCTACAGTGCTGTTAGCAACGAATTGCATAACATCAGCATAGCGAGGTGAAGCACTAATACTTGAGATTACGTTTTGGAATTCATATTCCTCATCAGTAATCTGAGCATCAGTAGGAGCGTAGCGATCAACAGAATCTTCATCTACAGAGTAGAGATCAATATCTGCTTGCTTCACTAAACTCGCAATTGCTTCTGGCTTACGATTGTGAATATCAATCAATAAACCAAGGTCTTCTTGAGTAATCCCATGAGCTTCTAAAGCCTTTACCATCTTAAGAGCAGGTTTAAGCGTTGACATCTTAATATTGTAATCAATGCCTTTTTGCATAAGAGAGACTACATCATCAGCATTGTCTACTTGGAACTCTTTACCGCTTGCATTGAACTTGGCTGTGACTTTGGTATAGAAGTCTGCAGCTGCAGTTGTGTCTTGGGTTGTTGGAGGAGTATCTTCAGCACTCTCTGCGTTAGGTGCTTCGCTTTGCTTAGCACTAACTTGAGGTGCTTCAGCTACTTCCTCTACGTGTGGTTTAGTAGGTTGCTGATAAAGGTTATCTTCTTCTTGTGCAGGAGGTTGAGAGATCGGGTCTGCTTCAGTATTTTCTTCAAGGTCTTCATCGCTGCCTTGCGCTACTAACTGTTCAGAAGTAGTTTCAAACGATCCATTGGTAAACTCAGGAAGTTTACTTGGATCAATTCTATTAAACTCTTCATCAGTCATTTTACTTAACGCTTCAGGAGTTAAAGCCGAGTAGTCAATTGTCATGTGTATTCCTAGAGTGTGATTTGCTGTAGTGACTGAGATGCATCAGCTAATCTAACGTCAACAGTATCTACCAGATTTTCCATTTCTTTTAGAAAGCGGGAGAATGTAGCAATACTATTTAGCCTGTGCTCTAACAATGATTGTTGTTCCACTGTCATTGCTGGATTAGCTTTTGCTAGGACTAAGGATACCGCATAAGAGTTCAAGTAATAGTTTTCAACTACTTTTCTAAAATCAGGATTAATACTCAATCTTTTAAAGGATTCAGCTAAATCTTTTTGAAGTCGTAATTCTCTTACTTCTTCTGCTAATTTACGCTCTTCTACGATATCCATAAGTTATTTACTTACTCATAAGCACTACGTTGAGTTTTCTGCAAATTAGCTTTAATTTGTTCTTTAGTCAAGTCTGTTTGATTCTTTAAGAGATTTTGACTAAATAAGCTATCTTGCTTCAGCTGCTCTTTCTGTAAAGCTGCTTGTGATTGCTGACGAGATTGCTCTAAAGATTCTTCGTGTTTGATGCCTTCGGCATCCTTATAGAAGTCTAAATTGTTCTTGTCAGTGGTTGACTGCATATTAGCTGCACGAGCACCTTCAACATTAATCTTAGCTGCATTAAGTTGTGCTTTAGCTTCTGCTTCCATAGCTTGTGCCATAAGAAGTTTTGCTTCTGCTTGAGCTTTCTGTAACTCAGCTTCTTGCATAGCTTGTTGCATAGGATCAGGTTGTGGGTTGAAATTCTCTACAGCGTGAGCCAAGTCAGGAATCTTATATAGACGAGAAATCTTAGCAAGCAGCATCTTAGTAAATGACTGATCTAAAGTATTACCAATAGTTTGAGTCATCATGCTGAGTACTTGAGCTTTTTGAGAATCTTCTTCAGGAGTAGATAAGTTAATACGTAGATCGAACTCTCCACGTAAATCATCTCGCTTAATTGGAATAAAATTCTCATTAGTTACTCGTACAATTTCTTCTTCTTCTAAGAACACAGCATTCATTGCTAGGAACTTACGAGCTACTTCAACTAAACCATTACCTAATCTACGTACAATACCCATCTCTCGTTTAGAGGCAGCATCTAGTGCTCCACGTACAGCTTCAGCAGTCTGTCCCATATTCACACCTGAAATACCAGACTGAGAGAATGCACGTACACCTGTTAAAGACTCAGCGTCTGAATTAACTAAGTTCATTAAGAAAGGTACTGTCTCAGGGATGTTAGGGAAGTTTTGAGTAAAGACTGTATTACGAATATCCCCAGCATTAGGGTTAAACTCGAAGTCGTCACCATTACGGAATTTATTAAAGTTAGTCGTATCCAAAGCACCTTTAGCAAAACCAGTCTGTCCTGCTGAGTTCTTAGCTACTAGGTCTATTACAGCTCGTAATACAGCACCTTGGATACGTTGATTATCAATTAATAACTCTGCATCAGGTTCCCCGTATAATGAATCTTTTACGGGCATAAAAGGGATGAATACAAAAGGAAACTTCTTATCGGGGTATGGATTTTCTTCCATACGGATAATAGTGTCACCTACCCATGTACATACGATAGGGCGAGCAATACCATCAGAATTAATATCATAATATCCCCAATACTCGTAACAGAATAGTTTCTGCCTAGCTTCGTCTTTAAATTTGAAGTTACTTGCTGTTGAGGTTCTCTGATATTCCGATGCATTATCTGCAGGTGTTGTTGTTGCGTTTTGTACATTGATGTTCTCCAAGTTAGTGTAGATACCTGCGCGTTTCAAATCAGACATTGAAGTTTCGAACTTGTAGATAACAAAACTTGCCTTATTTAAATCACCATTACAGGTGGGGTCTACATATACATCATCAAAATGACATACATCAACTGTAGGATGATTTCGGATAACTTTCATTGTAGTTTGCGTTTCAGTTCCGTCTTCATAAACACGAACTGGTTGCTGAGCTTCTTGGCTTAACTGAATACTCATCTTCTCTGCTTCAGTCAATTCTGCTTCAAGTGCAGGATTTGCTTGAAGTTCTTGCATCAACCCTTGAAGTTCTTCCATATAAGTAGGATCAATGACCTGCATATACTTTGGTACTTCTTCTGTAACCTCTTCTTCTACAGTATTCCAACCTGTACGTAAGATTGCAGTACCTTCATCAACTAAAGCACGTACCATAGTATCTACAAAACGTATCTTATCAATCTGAGTATCAAACTGTTTATTAATAATAAGCTCATTCTGGTAAGCTGATTTCGTATCTTCCCACGATGTAGGACTAATATTATATAAATCTGTTGAAGCCAGTAACACTTCAGTCAGTGCAGAATACCTCCACTCATTCTGTTTACGAATAAGCTTTGGAGCAATAGTACTTTTATTAGGTATTTTGAGGGGTGCGTGTTTTCCGCGTAAATGAAGAGCATCAAGCCAATTAGTTATCTTAGCCGTCTGTGTTTTATGATACTCGTCTGCTGCACTAAGATCAGCTTTAAGATTAGTAACTGCTGGGGGATTCTTCCAGTCTGTTAACTTATCTTTCGTATCTTGAGGGGATAGATCAATATTTTCCATTAAAGTAGCCTATTGTAAATACTTCATTGGATTATAGTTGACTCTATTAATATTACTACTTAATATTCATCTAGTGCCATCGTAACTACCCCCTTACTTTCCGAGAAGTTTGGGGGTTTTCACTTTATACCCAACCTCCTCGAGTAAAATTAGATACTTCGTTAAATGACTTAGCTCCTGCAAGATTCGCTTTAAGCCTATTACATTCTTCTTCGTACATTGATCTCCAGTTATTACCTTCATGGAACATACTACGTGCTACAGACTCAGCACCTGCAGGGTTATAAACCTTAGCAGCTACGTAATAACAAAGAGCATTCAAATACGTTAAAGGAAGTGGTATCTCAACCGTCTTAGGATCAATGGTATCGATGTCATCCAAACTAATATGCGTGGCATCTCCTTTGTACACGATGTGGTATACACCTGCGCAAGGTACATGTGAGAAAAATAACTCATTGTAAGAAGCATGACATAAAGAAGGATTGCTAGAGTGAGAAGAGACATTACCATAAGGTCCTGTTGTAGGAGTGAGAGAAGAGGTTACACTGTTTAGACTATATACTTTACCTTCGGGTGTAGTCATCCGAAGTACTTCCAACACATCAGCACTTAAAACGTAATGCTGAACATCTTCAGTTACTTCTAAATCAAGTACACCTTCTTTAATACTGAATCTCTGATATAGATCAGACAATCCTGAATTAATTAGAGTAGTTATCCTACGTCTATATCTAGGAAGTATATCTCCACCTTCATCTGCCATTTCGTAGGTAAACACCTCACTAGCAGCTAAAGTTTCAAATATCTTAGAAAGCTTCATAAGCACCTATACAATATAGTTTTTGAGAGCTGATTCACTACTAGACTCCAAAGGACTTGAAGACCATAGATTAGAATCAGGGTTATAGGATAGCTCTTGTGACTGGGAAGGTACAATAATATGCATACAACCAAGCATAGATATCGTATCTATAAAGTCATCATGTTTGGATTTTAAACCATTAGATGAAGCTAAGCGTAATTCTTCCATAGCCTCAATAAGTACAGGAGTGTCCTGTAACTCTTCAGGGAAGAACATATTACCTGCATTAAACCAAGGCACTACTACATAAAACCTCTGCAGTTTATCCACACTAGGTCTAATACCCGGCTTATTAGAGTTATTACTAGAAGCAAAGTTAAAGTAAATCTGCCTACGTACTTGCTCTTTTTTAAGCCAAGGAATAAAGCCTTCTTGTTGTCCTGATACTTCAATACCAACACTGAGAGGTTTGTACTTACTACAGAAACCAAATAAATCCTCTACATTCTTATCCATAGTCTGACGCTTACAGACACCATCAACATAGTAGAATTGATTCAGATGGTTTACTGCCCACACAGATATTACTGAGTAATCTGCAGACTGCTTCTCAGAGGTAGCAAAGTCAGTAGTAATATAATAATTATATGTAGACTTATTCTTCAATAGATCATTACGACTATACCAATTCACATCTGCTTCAGATACCAACCTGTCCTCATCAGACATAATACGTAGCATAAGTTCTTGGTTAAAACCTTTAAGTCTTCCTAAGTTCTTAGCTTCTTCATATTTACGTCTTACATGCGCATAGGTAAAACGATTCTCCCAAGCACCTTTAAATTCTTCTTCAGTGCAAGGAAACTTCTCACATACTGGATAGCAGTTAACAGCCCACGAACCAGACTCGATAGCTTCATACAGTGGATCACTAGCATTGAAGGGTGTACCGGACCAGATTGTTTTACTACCCATTGGGTGCATTGCGTGGTCAATAGCGTTATGGACTGTATCTTTAATCTTATCAATACACGTCTGAGAGCGAGCATCTTCGTCTGAAACCACGTCATCAATGATAGCTAGTTGAGGACGTACACCCATCTCTTTAACACCACGTACACCGGTCTGACCGCCATAACCTTTAACAATAAAACGATTACCTGACGCGTTATTAAACTCCCAACGAATGTCAGTAAACTTAGCATGAGGAATAGCCTTCATTAAGAAAGATGAGTTCTCTCTACGATATTCTAAGTTTTTACGCATGTTCTTAACACCGTTCTCTACAGAGTCAGAAACATAGATTGCTAGGTTAATTTTACCGAATGTAGGTAGTTGTCCAAACACAGCCAAGTAAAGTAAAAGATATTCACCTAGTACAGTGGTCTTAGCAGCACCACGGAAAACCATATTAGCAATCTTAGGAGTGTCTAAACGGTCAATCTGATCTAGCATTTTTAAGTGTAATACAGGAGTAGTATTTTCTTCACCACTACCACCATTAACTAGCTTAATGAAGTTAACAAAAGCCAAGGCAAAAGCACTAGGTTTATAAGTTAAATCATCACCGTAGTTAACTTGGTTTAGCCATTGATCTACAGACTGTTTAACTAAACCAAGAGAGTTGAGCTTACTCGCCATCTTCTACCTCTGCTTGAATAATACGTGATTCAGCTACTTGCTTAGCATTGCTAATATTGGAATCAATAGCATCTTTTTGAGCAGTTGCTAAGGCATATACCTGATCTTGTAACTGCTTAATATAATCTGTCTCTTGAATACCAATATTAAGGTTAATTTGCTTATTTTCAGGCTGTTTTAGATGAGAAAGTAATGAGTTAGCAGCATCACTTCTAACCTTCTCAGAAGCTGCATTATTCATTAAATAAAACTGAGTATTGATAGCTGCTTGAAACTTATCTTGATTCAGAATATGAGTAGGTACAATTGCCTGCTCATAAACCAAGTTCACAAGCTTATTATTGTTATACCCTGCTACGTGTGCAGAAATGTCTTTAGGTGACTTACCTAGTTGTAACCACCCTTGCATCTTAGCTGGAAATACTTTTGCATATGAATCTACGTTGGAATGTCCCATCACTTTATAAGATACATACATAACAGCATTCATATAATCACTAAGTTTAAACCTACCCTCACTCAATACTTTGTTATATGAGAGCATATTATCTCTAAACGCGTCTCGCATATCAGGATCAGTGAGCACAGCATTAAGATCATCTAGTACTTGATCGTTAATACTCTTATGTACTGTAGGAGGTAGCGCTTCTTTTAACTGTTGCTTAGTAAACATAGCAGTCCTTAGTAATTACTTGTAAGATACTGCAGAGTTATACACTTTTTAACCCAATATTAAAAGGAAACTAAGTATGCCCCAAAGAGTAACTGTATTAGGGGAGCATTTAAAATTAATGCTACCTGACCATGTTTACGAGTTCTTAGGAAGAGGTTCTCTATTCAGCTACCAGTCTTACGGCACCGGCACAGCAACGGTAGAAGTGTCTAATGACCTAGAGAACTGGATTACATTATTTGATGTTTCAGGGGCGGATAGTGTTGTGTTAATGCATCCCTGGAAGTACCAAAAAGTATCTAATCCTATAGACTTAGAAGTATACGTATTACAAGGGAGACACTAATGATTATTGTAAACCCAAAAGCTGTGTACCCTATGCAAATGCGTCAGTTTGAAACTAATGCCCAAGCTTTAGCGGCAGGGCTTACTGTAGGTACTTTGTACCATAACGCATTAGGTCAGGTATTTGTAGTTATGGAGGCTGTTTAATGAATCCAATCATAGCAGTTTTAGGTGAAGACACTGTAAGTTTAAAGTCTGATTTTATCTATGAGTTTATGGGTAGAGGTTTTGTATACACCTACCAAACTGTAGGTGAAGGTACTGCTACCGTAGAAGTATCAAACGATAAATCTAACTGGATTACCTTAGCAGTATTTACTGACGCAGACTCCGCCGTACTAGCACATACCTGGGCATACCAACGCCTTACCCCTACAACACTAACAATCACTGTACGGAGAGATTAATGGCAGTTGTTAACCCACAAGCGGTATTAAATCCAATACCTCTAACACGTACCCAAGTATCCGTAGGTCCATCAACTATTGCAGCAAAGGA